CTCTAGACCGAATTTGTTCAAGGTTCAAGTAACACCGCCAAGAGCGAGTGGTTACGATGTGGCAAGTTTTGAGTATTTGTGCAGATCAGGATCGTTGCCGTCAGCTACATTGGGAACAATTGAAATCCCAATGAATGGCGGCCGTAGATTGAAGATGGGTGGAGATAGAACATTCGCTGAGTGGACTTCAACTATTTTAAATGACGAAAACTTTAAGATTCGTAGCGTAATGGAAAAGTGGCAGAATGATATCGTTAAAACTAATTTCGAAATCACAAGCACTTTAGGAAACAGATCCGCTAAAACAGGCGGAACTGATTCTGATGGACTCTACGGCACAGTTCAAATCTATCAATTAAAAGAAGACGGAACTTCAGTTGTGGCAGGAGGATATAGATTAGTAAATTGCTGGCCTAGTGACATTTCTGCAATCGACTTGTCTTACGACACGACTGACGCAGTTGAAGACTTTACTGTAACTTGGACATACGACTACTTTGAAAATGGTTTTGAAGGCGATGTTACTATTCCAGTACAAACTAAAGGATAATAAAAATGTCATTCGCAACACTAACACAATTAAAAACCGCTTTAAATAGAGGCGCAAGAGCGAATCTATTTGAAATTAACATTCCATTTCCATCATTAATTGCTTCTGCTGATTTACCTACAGACGCAACAGGTACAGTTAAAGTTCTCTGTAAGGCTGCGGCAGTTCCTGGTTTTACTGTAGGCACTATTGAAGTTCCATTCAGAGCAGGCAGAAGAATTAAGATTCCTGGTGACAGAACATTTGCTGATTGGACAGTTACAATTATCAATGATGAGAATCAATCAATACGCCGTGCATTTAGTGCTTGGGTAAACTTGATTTCAAAAGGAAATTACGATTCGCAAACAAAAGCAACAGTTCAAGATTACTATAAAGACATTACTTGTGTACACTTAAAAGGTGATAACACAGTTTCTAGACAGTACAAATTGAACGATGCGTTTCCGACAGACGTTAGCGCAATTGATTTGTCTTTTGACAGCACAGACACGCTATCAGAATTTACAGTAAATTTCCAATATCACTATCTCCAAGCAGGGAATGCAACAGATTCCTTTGCTAATGCAAGTGATATGACATTATCAACATAAATTTCTAAATTGAATGAAATTTACGCAACATAAATAATTGCGTAATAGTTGCAACAATGGGGGCTATTACGCCCCCATTTCTTTTTAGAGAGAACATATATGGCGATAAAACTTTTTGGATATAAGATTGGTAAAGATGATGTTGAAGCAGAACAGTTAAAATCGTTTGTTCCACAAACCGATGACGATGGCTCAGTAGCAATCTCAGGCGGTGGCGTCTATGGTACTTACATGGACCTTGAGGGACAGATAAGAACAGATGCAGACTTAATTAAAAAATATCGTGAGATGGCACTTCAGCCCGAATGTGATGCCGCTATTGAAGATATTGTTAATGAGTCTCTGGTGTTCGAAGATGGTGACTATCCAGTTCAAATCATCTTAGATAAACTTGAACAACCAGAATCAATCAAGAAAAAAATTCGTGATGAATTCTACTATGTTATGAAGCTACTCGACTTCAATAACCAAGGCTACGATATCTTTCGTAGATGGTATGTTGATGGTCGATTGTATTATCACATGTTGATTGACGAAAAGAATCCTAGAGCAGGATTGAAAGAAGTTCGTTACATCGACCCACGTAAGATTCGTAAAGTTCGTGAAGACAAACGAAAAGACAATCGTGGAAACACAGCAGACGTTACACAAAAATACCACGAATACTTTATCTACTCTGATAAAGGTTTTGCTAGAGATGGTTCTCAAGGTATCAAGATTGCAGTAGATGCAGTTTGTTACACCAACTCAGGTATCACAGACAAAGATGGCAAAGTAATTGTATCACACTTACACAAAGCAATCAAACCACTCAATCAATTACGTATGCTTGAAGATGCGACAGTTATCTATCGTATTTCAAGGGCACCAGAACGTAGAATCTTTTACATTGACGTAGGTAACTTGCCTAAGATGAAGGCTGAACAATACTTACGTGAAGTCATGCAGAAGTACAAGAACAAACTTGTCTATGATGCACAGACTGGTGAGATTCGTGACGATAGAAGATTCCAAACAATGTTAGAAGACTTCTGGTTGCCACGTAGAGAAGGTGGTAAAGGTACAGAGATTACTACACTACAAGGTGGACAAAACTTGGGTGAGATTGATGACGTACTATACTTCCAAAAGAAAATGTTCAAGTCATTGAATGTTCCAGTGTCACGCTTAGAAGCTGACAACGGATTCTCTTTAGGTCGTGCTTCAGAAATCACTAGAGATGAATTGAAGTTCGGTAAGTTCATTTCAAGATTGCGTCTAAGATTCTCTCACATATTCGACAAGATGCTTGAAACACAATTGCTTCTTAAAGGTGTATGCACTCGCAAAGAGTGGCAACAAATGCAAGAACAGATTAGCTATGACTATCAATCAGATGCACACTTTGCAGAGTTGAAGAACGTTGAAATTATGAAAGAGCGTTTAGGTATTCTTTCAGACATTGACGGATACGTTGGCAAGTATTTCTCCATTGGTTATATCAGAAAAAACATTCTACAACAGAGTGAAGATGACATTAAGCAGATGGATGAAGAGATGGAAGAAGAAAAAGCAAACATGGATGGTGAAGAATCACCTGTCGCTGACGAAGCTCCAGTTGCACCACCAGCACCAGCACCACAACAGCTTGTTGTTAGCGTAAAAAAAGAAGAAACTGAAACTAGAATAATTGATGACGAAGACCAAAGAGAATTGGCTAAGTCTATGACTGCATTTTTTGGTACACTAGTTGAAGAGGCCAAGGGTGACAAAGAAGGAAACTAATCTTAGCGGCACTCTCAGCGAAGCAGTTTCTGTTGCAACATCTGTAGCATACACAAGACAAGAGATACAAAAACTTAAAACAGAATTTGTATCTCTTCTAGAAAAGAAAACAACAGAAGTAATCGTTGAACAAGTTCCTGGTCCAGTCGGTCCACGTGGAGCCCTTGGTGCAACTGGCGCACAGGGACCTAAAGGCGACAAGGGCGATGTTGGCGAACGTGGTGAAAAAGGTGATGTTGGTCAACAAGGAGAAATCGGGCCTGAAGGTCCGCAGGGAATAAAAGGTGACAAGGGAGACACAGGCGAAGTTGGTCCGCAAGGCATTGCTGGTGAACGTGGTCCACAAGGGCTGAAAGGCGATAGGGGCGAAGATGGCAAAAATGGTCTGGACGGAAGAGATGGAAAAGCAGGCGAAATTGGTCCCATTGGACTTACCGGGCAACAGGGAATTCAAGGCGAGCGTGGTGCCAAGGGTGACACTGGAGAAAAGGGCGAGCGAGGAGAACGAGGAGAGCGTGGAGAAAATGGTCGACAAGGAATTCAAGGATCAGTCGGACCAAGAGGCGAGATTGGACCACAAGGTATTCAAGGGATTCCAGGTAAGGATGGTAAAGACGCAGACATAAAACCCGTTGAAGAAAAGTTTCAGAAGTTCATTGATAATGTTCAGAGAGATGTTAACTCATTCAAAACAAAAGTCAATGCGGCTATACTTAAGAGTGGTCCAAACGATGCATGGAAAGCAACTGGTTCTGGTGAAGTAAATCTACGTTACTTAGATGATATTGACAGAGACAGTATCACAGATGGATATGTTCTATCATACGATTCAGCAAACGCCAAGTTTAAATTTGTAGAACAAGGCGGCGGCGATGGTACTGACCAATGGGCTAGAGACCAAGCGAATGCCGCATACAATTATGCAAACACATTAGCATTAGAATCCGGTACACTAGATACGACAGCAAGAACAACAGCAAACTCTGCTTGGTACACAGCAAACTTAGCATATGTTACTGCTAACTCTGCTTGGGCAACTGCAAATTCCGCACTCAATCAGCAAAGTGGTGATATTGATCCATTTGCTAGAAGTCAAGCGAATAGCGCATTCAATCAAGCCAATCTTTCTTACATAGTTGCCAACAACTCTTGGTCAACCGCAAACGCATCTTACATTCAAGCTAATACTGGAACTGCATTAGCACAGGCCGCATACGATTACGCAAATACATTAATAACAGGTGAAAGTGCTGGCACAGATAACTTAGCACGTTCAATTGCTAATAGTGCATTTGCAACAGCTAATGCCGCATACAATACTGCTAACTCTGCATGGACAACAGCAAACACACAGTCCGATTGGAACGTTTCTGATAATACTAGTGTAGCGTTCATTAAAAACAAACCAACATTAGTAACGACACTCAATGACTTAAGCGATGCAACAATCGTAAGTCCATTAAACGAACAAGTTTTAGTATACAATACTGCAACTGGTCAATGGATTAATCAGGCGATTGGTATCTCTGCTAACAATCTAACAACAGGTTATTTTGGCGGATTCTTTTATAACGGCGCAAACGTTGCACTTTCAAACACATCACTAGCATATACTGTTCCTATTTCAAGTTCATATGATGGTACGAATGGCGTAACTATTGGTGGTAATAATGATATTTTAATTGCTTATGCAGGAACTTATCACGTTGAATATTCTATTCAGTTTGAAAATAATGGAAATTCTGAAGATGCGATTGACATATGGGTTCGAGTGAATGGAGTAAACGTAGCAAATTCGGCTAGCAAGC